TTCCGACTCGTTGGCTTGGAAGTTCTGTAGGGCGCGCTCATACGCGGTCTCTAGTTCAGTTAACTCTTCACCTGTTGCGGTGAGCCCAGACGCGAGAGTCTTATACCGTGCAACGGCGCTGTCGTGGGCCTCTACTTTTTCCTCTAGGGTACGTGCCTGTTCTTCAACCCGCTGGTAGTCTCCAGTGAGTTTGTCCATTGTCTCAGTGACCGCAACACCTGCAGCTGTGGTGTTAAACCACTCTTTAAACTCAGTGTTAGCGTAGTTATTCAAGCTACTTGCTAGCGCCGCGTCAATATCCCCACCACCAAATGCAGCAGAAGCTGTACGCTGTACAGCGGAAGTAATCGCCGCGACCTGCCCATCGGAATAACCCGTTGCGCCTCCAACAAAGTCTTTTACCGCGTTGGTGACTGTTTCCGCGCTCAGTGCAGCGTTTAGGATAGTCTCTGGCGTAATGTCCTGCCCAGACAACGCGCGGGAGAGAGTGCTCGTGATTACGTTTTTAGCGACATCTGGCAGTTCAGCAAACGCTCCATTGGTTTGCTCGTCGATGTACCCATTCAACGCGGGCATAGCCGCACTGATGCCACCAGTGACAAAGGCTTGCACGGGGTCCTGCCCATACACAATAGCACGTGCTGCCGAGCCGGAACCTGTACCGATAATAGTCGCTGCCATGGCGTTGCCAGTGGCATCCAGCGCGAAGTCCCCTGCGACCTCACCAACTACATCCCCGACACCCTGCGCTACATAAGAGACAGCGGCGGCTTTTAGTGCATCCCCAAGGTCTCCGCCTTCAGCTAACGTGCCCGCCCCGCTTATCAACGGAACCACCCACGGTGGCGCCCCTAGCGCCATAGCTCCAATTTTTAGTACCGCTTGCCCTATATCAGACTCTAATACGTCTACTACAAGGTCTCCGACGGGCTTTACGATCTCTTCGTATACCCAATCAGCCGCACCACTTTCATGTGCGAGTATGGCGGCGCCACCACCAATGATGACAGCAGTACCGATCGCGGCCCCCGCCCCTACGACAGCTACACCTGTGCCAATTCCAACAGCGGCGGCTATTAATACGGGCATCTACAACCTCCAGAACTCTTCTAGAGAGTCTTTTCCAATTTTGATAAACGCACGGTAGCCACCGGTATTTAACTGTACCACATCTACTTCTGTGTCAGTATCCTTTGTTTTGTTATACCAAAACTGAAACGCTGACAAATACTCTTCTGCGTTGAAATCTGTGCGGTAAAGTTCGACTTTTTTCTTCTGTAGATAGGCTAAGTACTTTAGTCCGTTACGTACAAAATTCTGTGCCGTGTCGAGATTAAGCGCTCGTCCCTCCATCACGTGCTTGTATTTGCCTTTACCACGGTGCCCTATAAACACCGTATTGCCCATCTGCACTTGGTCAGTGTTGGGTAATGACAACTCCCCCGCAAGCGCGGTGATAACTTTCGCCACGGGTTGATCCGTGTTATTCAATTCCGCCGCAGCGGTCATAATGATCTCAGGAGCCGGTAGGGGCGTCTGTTTGCTATCGACAACGGTAACCATCACGCAGCCTCCATAACTTCTTCTATTGTATGAACGTTCTTTGTTTTGTGTTGGTTAACGTAGTCTCGGACCGTACCGATTGTGAACTTGTCCACGTTGTTGAACTCCAGATCGCTCGGTATGCCATAGGCGTCAGTCAAAACCGCGATAACCATAATCATATCTAGGCTGTCTATACCGAGGTCTACTGGTTCTTCGTCGTAGCTCGTTGCGTCTTTAGCGTTATCTCCACGAGCCACAGCGGCCCTCGCTGCCGCGTTAAATACATCTAAAAAGTCCATGGTCTCTCCCCCTACAAGTTGCTGACAAACGATACGGCTACGATAGCTGACGGGACTCCCGGATGTAGAGCTGTCGCCGCTTCCGTATGCAAACTCAGGGCAGTGTCAGCGGTAGCCCAGTACATCTCTATATACTGCCCCGCGGTGAGGTCGATGGAGAAGTTCCAATATACCGCTTTATCTCCGTTACCTTTAACCGTCTGTTTCTGTGCGCCATACGACACATCAGTACCGTCTTTGTTAATCCAAGTCCAAACCGTAACGTTTGACGAGTTCGTATGCTGAGTTTGCAGTGTTACTTGGAAGTTATATATTCCGTCCGCTGACGCAGTAATCCTAGTGTCATCCGCGCCTCCAATCGAAACACCATTGCCGATGTAGGTGTTCTCAAACTCTACGGGGTACCCCGTACTGGTAGCAACTGCTGCTTGGTCTACAGTGCTATAGAATAAGCCACGCGGCATATACAGAAACTTACCACCGTCGTCAGTGCTTAGTAGCGCACCGATAGTAGATGTGAGCCGGTTGAAGAACAGTCGAAAGACGTTGTCCTTCTGGTCCATATACGGGCGGTTGTATTCCGATGTGGGTAGTGGGAGTGCTGGAGGCTCTGGGCGGTCTATCTGGTTGGCCATTACCGCCTCCCGTCAGGGCGGATGTCTATCCTCGGCACACCCAACTGCCACTGTACTCCTAGTGCGTTGGACTCGATTTTTACCGCCAACTGCCGCCCGCGCACGCGCGTGTTTATCTGCCCGGTGTACTGCTCGATAGGCAAAGTGGCCGTGCGGGTCACCGCTGCGCTATTTACGCCACCTTCAGACAGCGGGCTATTGTACCCAGCGCCAGAGTTAGCCAGTGGCAGGAGTGTCATAGTCGCCGCAGGAGACTCAGCTGTGGACCCGGTAAAGGTCATGTCAGGCAGCACGCGCCAGATAAACGAGAACCTGTCGCCACTCTCGATGTCAAACTGTGCCGAGGCAACATACGCAGATATAGCTTGAGCGGTGGCGGTCTCTTTATCATCGACACCGTATTCATGGTACACAAGGTTATTGTTGTAGGTAGCGCCGATTGGGTTGGCCTTGAGGTCAGAATCTAGCCATGCAGTGCGCCCCATAGTGCCATAGTACCAGATATTCTGCACATAGTTATACACAACATACCGGTCGATTTCAGTTGAACCGGCGGAACAGTAGAACCACCATACTTCGTTATACTGCTCGTTGGTGCCTGCGTGCACCTGCTGATATTGTTCTTCATTGAAGTCGTCGAACACATACCGCTTTACCGCGCATGGGAGTGGCTGTACGCGACCGTCGTATGTATAAAACTTACCAAGTCCCATCCAGAACGAGATACCCGCTGCGTACGCTACCGCGTTTTGTGACGCGATTGAGATGTTGTGCCCCATAAGTTGGGAACTCCAAACCCCGCTACCCGCCCCGACATACTGCATGGAGTACAAAGCGGCATCCGTCCAAACTAGAACTTCCTGCCGGGACTGAATCGCCGTGATGATCTCACTACCGTGGGAAAACCGAATACTCCCTGCTTGGTTTGTCGCCGCAGGTGTCCAATTCGTAATATCTTCTTGGTCTGACCAACGCACCAGTAAAGGGTCTTGGTCGGTACTACCAAGCTCATTAGCCCCAAAGCAAAATACAAACCGGCTTGTATCGGATACAAGTACGTAATTCTGTACTGTGGGCACATTGGACGCGCCGGACAGCGAAGATGCTAACACCCCTCGGGTACTAACATCATTAGTGGCGTCCCAATAGTAAAGCGCGCCCCCACGAGGTCCAAACACAAGGTCTTCGCCAAAGTTTGCTTGGCTCCACAGACGTAACGCTTCTAAGTTTGTCGAGGCGTAAGACCCGAAGCCCCAAGCGCCTGCGCCCCAAGTGCCTGCGCCCCATCCAGTGACGGGCACGGAAAACGCAGGGCCTGTGTTGATCTGATAGGCTGCGGTCACCGACCCCCCGCCGGTAGCATCAGAAGTGGCGTTTGTATCCGCGGTTACTGCATAGGTTGTGGTTGACAGCACAGTAATCTGGTACTCGCCGTCGAGGGTTATGCCACCTACGGCGGTAGCGCCACTAAACGTAACGAAGTCTCCATCTTCAAACCCACCTGCTGCGTCAGTTACTACAACAATGGGCGAGCCTAGCGTCGTCTCAAACGGATCAGTCAGCGATTCAGTTGCACGGATAGGGGTGATGTCGTAGTATCCACCCCCGCGCTCAATATAATATTTGAGGTTAGTGCCGACGCTTATCAGAATATCACCATCTAAGGTAATCCAGTTAAACAACGCGCGGCATATGCCTAAATAACTAGCCGTTGATAGCCGCTCCCAGCCCCCAATCTTCTCAGGATATCCATTACGAAAACGAATTTTATCGCCTTCATACCACCCACCCTCTGCGCTGTACGCGGTGAGCTCACGGTTAATACCCGGTTTAAATTTTAGTTGCTGAATTGGCATAATAAATCCTACATAGTGGCGCCAAAGATAGGCACTGAAGTTACTTGGATTTTAACACTCTGCTTTAGTGTAAGCGTTGCACCACAATCTGCGCACGTATCCGCCGCAAGCTCGCTTTCGTCCAAGTCATACCCACAGTTTTGGCACACAACCTCAACGGTATGTGCGCTGCGGATGATACCAGTATCTAGTGTTTCGGCGTCGAACGTCTGTTTCATACCTTACCTCATTAACTCAAAATGTGGACCGTCGATGAACGGACGGCGCCCTTGGGAGCGGCGCAAGTCAATATACTCGTTCATAGCGTCTTCCATTGTACCGTCCCACTTACGGATGTCGTCAATGTGCCAAGCAGCGCCCCAGCGTACTTTGCAGCCTACCATGTTTGCGCCTTCTTTCATAGCATCGGCGAGATCGTCGTAGAGATTCAGTTCCCATGATCCGCGGCCCGAAATATAAGCCATGAGGTCAACAGCAAGCCCATCAAGGTGCTTGGATTTCATTGTCTGAGATGCACCCTTAGCCACTAGCTCTTTCTGCATCTCAATCGTGCGAAGCCCTTGAATGACCCCAAAATCGGTTTTGGTCGCCGTGATTGCATGTTTAACCACTCCAACCAACCTCTCATCGACGCCCTCCATGCGATCCAAACTGCGCTGTGATAATTTGTAAGTCATTTCGTCAGTCCCTGTTTCTTTTCGTAACTCCTGAGTCCGCCCAGCCCGAGCATCCCCATCATCACGGTCATCAAGCTGCCCATGTCAAACGTAGGCAGCTCCGGTATGGCGACACCAGCTACAGTGACGCCGAAAACTATAAATGGTTGCAGCACAAAATGATATGCAAACGCAGCACCGCAAACCCATCCGATAAACGGGCGCCAACCACCCTTAAATACCGAGCCGCTAGCCGCTTCAGATTTATTGACCTCGATCTGCGCCAGCATGGCTTGCTGCGCGTGCTTGTCGGCCATCGTGCTTAACTCATGCGCCAGCCGTGCAGCCTGATCCTTGTCTTGGATAAATTTGCCTGCCAGCTCAGTGGCTGGCGCTATTAGATCGCTAAGAAAGCTCATTTGTCATACCTTTCCTCATGTACGATCTTGGTGGGCGTTACAGTGGTCTTACTTTCCTTACCCATCCAGATGCCAAAGCATCCTGTCAATGCCCCCATACACACCGATACTAAGCCGCTCTGCGCTACACTGGGGTCATCTAGCCCCATGAACCAATGCACCGCCTGATACGTCAACACAGTGACCGCCAGCATCATCAAACGCGGCAGAACTTTCCAGTTATCTAATATTGTGTGCGCCATGTAACTTCCTACCCTTCTGCAAAAGTAAAAGAACTTCTCTGAACTCCCGACCGGATCGCGCGGCCAAGCCCTCAATGATTAGCTCAATGTTCTGATCGAACAGCCGTATGATCTCTGCGTCCTTCATCTACCATTTACCTTGTTGCTTACCGATAAAGTAAAGCACCGCCGCCAACCCGGCGATACCAGCCACCACTATAACGCCGCCGACAACCCACATTATTATAGCCTCTTTAATCTCAGCCTTACGGTATTCAGTTTTCCTGCGCTGCTCTCGAACCCTGCGAAGAGTATCCTTGTATTCTTTTAACCCAGTAGGTCCGTATTGAAACTGAATAATTGTTTCAATTTCCTTACGCATAGCCTGTATACGCTTTTGCGCAGAGAAGGCCTCAATAGCAGCCTGTTCAGCCGAGCCAGTAAGCGACGCAAAGATGCCGGGATTCTTGGCCTTGTCAGCAGCGTAATTTACGTCACTAACCGCGCCAGCAAATTTGGATAACGCGCCTGAAGCGTCTCTACCCGCAGCCAGTAAAGTCTTTGCACTAGATACAGCAGAGGCTGCTATTGAAAGGGCTGAGATAGGATCAATCATGTCTCTACAAACCTCGCTGGGCAAACAAACAAATAGCTGACACGATAAACCCTATCGTACCATAAACCATTCTTTGCTGTACCGCAGTTGTAAAAACAGTATTGAAAGAGCTGGTTCCCGCCCTGCGTCCAAGCGTGGTTGAAAGAAACAAAGGCGAGGACACAGATCATCACCCCATCTTCGTTAGGACTGCAACTAAGAGCGCGATAATGGAGGCGGTTGCTGCAATCATTATGCTTTCCATGCGCTTCACTCGACCAAACAAATCCTTAAATTGGATTTTTACCTCAGTCTTGATAGCAATCACTTCTTTCTCAAGGCCGTCGATCCGTTCATGTGCGGATGATACTGTTCGTTTGTCCATGAACTACTCCTACGGCTTAGTCGGCCAGTCAGCCTCGCCCAAATCGGGCCAGTTAGCATGAGTTGTTATATCACGCAATGCTTGGCGGTACGCTGTTTGTTCAGCAGTCATAGTTAGGTCAGTTGAAGCCCACCAATCTGTCTCTGTTAGTAGTGAAGCACGTGTACCTCGGTGCATATCTGGCAAAGCATCTAAACGATCAGCTTCCTTTTGCGCATCGTATGCAGTGCGCTCTGCGGAAGTGTACTTATCGGACACCTGCCAAGTTTGAACATAAGTATCGCCGCTGATTACAGGAGTAATCTCCTCACAGTTTTGATATTCTGGGTCATACTCAGGAAAATCCGCGTACTGGAAAGGGGCATATCCGTATGCAGCAACGTCAATCTTGGTCACATCTCTAGGGAAGCTGACGTTTGGATTTTCGTGTTTTATACGACTATGTGTTACAGGCCATTCAGTAGGCACACCATTTTCAAGTTTAACTAGCATATCTCTTCTCCTTACGGTGTGCCTACATCAGTGGACGGGAATGTTCGGGTGTCACCCGGCCAGATGATACGAACCGCGCCACTAGCGCCTTTTGTTCCAACTGCTTGATTTGAGGATGTTCCAGATTTTAGACTTGCACCACCGCCAGCGCCGAAAAGACCACCTGCACCCCCTCTTCTCAAACTAGAGTTTACAGGATTACCCCCATCATATCCATCTTGACCGCCTGAACCGCCACCGCCGCCATTACTTGCTGATCCCCCAGAACCGTTGCTGCCTAGCCCGTATACACCAACGCCTCCACCACCAGCAGAACTGTAGTTATCGGCAGACTCTGATCCAGTGCCACCACCGCCACCACCTGCCCCGCCAGAACCTGCTAATCCACTACCAT